GTTTGAATCGGTCGTGTCTGTGAAATTCTCATATACTTCTGACCGAGTTACGCCAGAAAGGGTAGATATAGCGCCCTTAGTCCCTGTTAGAAGGGTCGAGGATGGGAGTGCTGTACTGAGCGCCTGTCTGCTTCTTACAGCGCTGTCCTTTTCAACAGGCTGCCCGGCAATAGCAGTATCAGTGTTATTGACAGTCAACCATCCAATAGTCGGGGTGTTTATCTGGTTTATAGTATTAGCTGCGGCCTGGATAGCCCCTATGGTTTGGCATGTTGCGGTGGTTGTTGAATTACCGCTTGAATCGAAAGAAACATCTGTCGGAAGAGTCCATTTATAAGTTCCATCACTGGCTACGCAGTTTTTTATAATCGAATTAGCTAGCCCTGTTAGGATCAACGTACATGTCGAATAAGACGGGACTTTACGAGTTATCCCGTTTATTTTTATAACCCCATCAAGACCTGACCCAACAGCAGTAGACGGCCCACGGTTGTTGTAAGCCAATTGGACTGAACCCATAGCATCATTTGCCAATAAGGCAAATATTGATAGCATTTGGTAGTCAGCCGAATCAGTACCTAGATAAATATCGGTGCCGTAAATGCTCTGCGTTGACGCCACGAGATAGTCAATTATATCGGTGTATGCGGGAAGATGAAGGCCGGAGGCATCTATGTAAGGGGCAGTGTAAGCCATGTCTCACCTATGTTGTAAATAGCGTTGTACCGCCATCGCTTAAAATATTACCGTCTCCATCTCCGAGATACGTCCCACTCAAAATAGTGAATGCCGATGAATCAGGTATAGAATTAGAGCTATTTGAAACCACCACTTTCCCGTACTGCGTAGATACTACAACAGAAAATGAGTATTGTCTATTGGTAAGTGATGTGCTCATATTGGATATTCCGGTTACTCCTTCAACACCTAGAATTCTTTCCTGTAATATTCGGTCTACCGCAGTTTTTTGCCCCCCAGCTTGCCCCAAAATAGATTGGAACATCGGGGTCCCATCGTTTGTATTTTCCCACCATTCTCCCTTAAAAAAAAGAAGAGTGGTTTTAAGCGCCTGTGCTACCGATTGGGCTTTGGTCAGAAAGACCTTTTGACCAGTTCCAAACACATAATCACCATTTGAATCTAAACCACGATATCTCATGTCTCTGGCACTCCTGTTATTATGGTCGCAGAGCCGCCCTGCACACCCACAACAGAATGTTGGTGGGTAGTATGGTCAATACCGTTCTTGTCTATTATAGCCGATTCAAAAGTAGCATTGTTTAAAAAAGTGCATGGCCCTTTGATATTGACTTGTCCGGATTCGGTTACTTCAAAATAAGCTGAATCGTCATCTTTACCTATTCGGGCCGCATTGCTGGGATACGTTCCAGGCGCATTTGGTTTTGACCAAGGCCCAAATATAGCAAATCCATCGGATAGATCGTGGCGGCGCAAATCTTCTGTTTTATTCTGTACGCCTCCTGATTGCCACCACCAGTCGATCCCCATATCAGCAAATATAACAAGACATTCATCGCCTTTTTTTATAGGCATTGTTGCCTTGAACCCTCCCGATCTTTGCTGGATCACCGGAACATCTACTAACATGGGATATGACACATCATCAATAGTCATATCATTTTGAAGTATTTTTTCTTTAATGGCAATAAGCACTGTTACAGTATTTTTGCCGTCAAAACTTTGCACAATTCCGGGCTTGGCAAAGTGCATCTCAGCCGCCTGGTTATCAAGTAGCCGCCGCCATGTTTCTGTTTCAATGCTTAATCTTTCAGGTATAGTTATCATATTAATTTAGGTTTTGTGCCGCTGATTCATACATCGCTGCCAATTTACCCGTGGACGTGTTAAATCCTGTTATGTCAGTGTACCATTCATTACCTCGTGTATCCCCTATATGGTTAACTGCAGCTACGTAATATAATCCATCCTGGTCGAGTCTAGTTTGCAATTGGCCTATAAGTATTTTTTCTTGACGGATAGAAGCCATGTCAAGCTTAACCTGCATAGCAGGAAATTGTACTGACACCGCAGGGTTCAGCAACGTCCGGAATTGAACTCCGTCTTGCGTCTGTTGGGGAGACCCTATTAATCCAGAGCTTGGGGATATTACAAGGGCTTCCCCTTGTGGAACATCCGTTAGTTTTGACATCATCAACTGCCGGTCCTGATAACTCCATTGTGCATTATTAGCTCTGGCGATCTGTCTGAAATGAGTTTTAGGCATCCCAAAGAAAACGCGCCCTCTTGGCATTTTTATTGAACTAATATCACTGGATATTTGCCCAGAACCAAAAGTGTTTCTTGCGTTTTCCATAATAGCCAAAAGATCAGTTCTTTGATCATGTGACGCCTGGACAGTCATACCTATGAAGTTATTATTTAGTTGGGAATCACCATCAAAACAATGGAGAGTTAATTTATAATCTGTAACCTGTTCACGCTCCCAAAGAGGTTGAAAAACATCTCCATCAAATATTTTACCCTACTGGCCGTTTTCATAACCGGCTTCAATTGTTACTCTCATGCCGTATTTTACTATATCCACCTCGGTTTGAGCCGATAAATTGTAAATTTCTATATCTCCGTAATTTATGGCTTGGTACCCTACCCTTTGGATGTTGAATTTTACTCTTAGATCAGAAACATCAAGAGCAACATCATTGCCATCTATTACTCTGACTCTATATTTTCTCAAAAAATAAGGGTTGCTCATATAGTGTCGCCCCAAATAAGCTGAAAATCAGTTCCCAAATTAGTGTCATCAGGATAATCCATATCAACATTGCCCGCATTGACAAGGGTTGCAGCCCCAAGTCCTAAATAAGCATATTGTCCCAATAAGTTCCCAGCAGGGTATTCCCCAGTGATAAGAGGAAGTGAATCTAAAAGCAATTCCTGCGTGCTAGGATCGGTAATTGATAAAACCCAATATCCAGCCATTTCATTGTATTTTAGACCTAATTGGACGTTTTTATTAGCTCCATCTATTGATAGAGTAGTATTTATAATCTGGTTTGGATCTGATGTTAGTGGGACAATTTGAGCCATTACCAAGTACCTGATGATCCATGCCCAGTTTTGCCAAATAGTGATTTTTCGGCTGTTCCTAAAACCGTACTGCTTGGTTCTGTGGGCTGAGCTGTAGTTTTAGATGATGTTTGTGACGCATTTGGCCTTGCAGAAACTAATGTAGTTGTCACTGTGGCCATTATTATTTCCCTAAAAGCTACTGTGCACCTCAATCCGTCTCTTGTCTTGTAATCATCAGGAGCATGGATACTTTCTACCAACATATTTGAGTATTTATTTAGTCTTGTTTGAATAGTGAGTAACGTCCTATCGTTCTGTAATCCCTTGAGTGTTTGGTAGGCCGATACTGATTTTGAGGTATTATCCCCAAACTGACTAGATACAAATCTATCCATAGCATCGGACATACCTATTTCAAGGGTTAAATGGTCTGGTAATTTAAAAGCATGGTCTACTATGCTTGACCCCGTCTGAACGGGATGTTCGGTCATTCGTAAAGTCGAAGTATGATCAGCCCTGATAATAGCATCGAAAAAATACCCCCCTACATCAGTTTTAGCATAGACTAATTCAGGTTTGTCCCATTCTGATGGACGGTATGCTGTGGATGATGTGGTGGCAAGTGTAGAACCGGCTTGAGCTGTTGTTATATAAGTGCTTGACGTCATTGGAAAACGCTCCCAGCGTCACGCAATTGGCGCTTTGTTTTTGCTCCTGTGGCATCTTGGAGAGCTTGAAGCGTCGCTGTATATATTTGTTCCGGGGATGCATTGGGGTGCGTCACATGGACATTGACGTCTCCAAACTCAGTATGGACACTGTTGCCACCTTGTATCCCACCATATGCAGATTGGGGCACACCGCTGGTAATGTTATTGTAATTATCAAAACCGTTGTTAAAAGCTGATTTAAACCCGCTTCCCGTAGACCAATGTTTACCCGTTGTTTTATATATATATTCGTCTATGGACGGATAGGTACCCTGCTTTTTGAATATATCTACTTTCCCCCCGGATC